TGAAAAGCCAATTTCTGTTGATGATATTTTAACAAGAACAGAAATTTTAGCAAAAGAAAATACCAAAAAAAATGTATTCAAAAATATTCTTAATGGTTTAACAAAACAAGGTGAATTGAAAAATGAATTCTACGTAATTAACCAAAAAATAATGGATTTAAAAAATCCTTTAATTACTAAGGAAGCTAAAGAAATCGTACAACAATATTATTCTGAATCTTTAGACCCTGAAGGTCGAGAAAGAAAAACAATAATGATGATGATGATGGAAGATGGGTTCTTTAAGTATCAACCAAAAACAGATGAAGCGTTCGTCGAGTTTTTGAAACCCTTTTTAAAACTAACTAGAAAAGAAAAAAGACAATTTAATCAAACTAAATCAAATTAAAAATGCAAGAAGAATCAATTATTAAAATGGAATTTCTCCTAACCCTCAATGATAATATTGTGGTACAAAGATATTTTAATGTTAGAAATTATAATCCAAACGCCCGTCGTTCTTATAACTTAGCGTACTTCATGGCTCAAGTTGAAGAAATTTTTAACTCAGACTTAAAAATGAAAACTGTGATGTATATGATGGACAATCAAGAGGCAATTTATCTTGACCCAGAGATTCTCAACACATCAAATACTGAGGCTCCAGAAAACTTTAACATGTATGTCAAATTGTCAGACAATATTATTTTTCATCGAATTTTTGATGGTAAATTGTACCCCCCCAAAGTTCGTTATACGGTAGATGTACGTCCTAGCCTAAAAAACATACTCAAAGGATTGACTGACATTTTTTCAGCCGACAATTTGTACTATGAGTACATGGACTACGACCTAACTCGGTAATATTTACTGAATACACTGCAGATTTATGACTAAAAATTTTGATTATCTAGGTAACACTTTTCAACTTCAACTACTCAACCAATTAATCTTAGATAAAGAATTCTCACAGTCTATTATCGATGTTTTAGAACCCTCTTATTTTGATAACAAGTACTTTAAACTTGTTATTCAAATGGTTAGAGAGTATTATGGAAAATACGAATCTACACCGACTTACGAAACCCTTGACCAAATAGCTAAGGCGGAAATAAGCCAGGAATTGGCCCTCAAGATTGTTCTTGATACTTTAAAGCAAATACAAGGAGCACCCTTTGATGGTAGTGTTTTTGTTCAAGAAAAGGCTTTGAAATTCTGTAAACAACAAGAATTACAGAAAGCCATGGATAAGGCTCAAAAGATTATTACCAATGGTGATTTTGAGTCTTATGACCAAGTAGAAAGTATGGTTCGTGAGGCCCTGCAAGTTGGGGAAAGAGAAACAGGTGTTCTCGACGTTTTCAATGGCCTTGACGACGTTTTAAATGATGATTACAGGCACCCTATCCCCATGGGCATAGAAGGTCTTGATAGACTTCTAAAAGGCGGTTTAGCAAAAGGTGAAATTGGAGTTATATTGGCACCAACCGGCGTAGGTAAAACTACTTTAATGACAAAAATTGCAAATTCAGCCTTTAGTATGGGATATAATGTGTTGCAGATTTTTTTCGAAGATAACCCCAAGATTATTCAACGTAAGCATTTTACTATTTGGACAGGAATTGAACCAGATAATTTATCGCCCCGCAAGGAAGAGGTTATAGAAAAAGTAACCGAAATTCAAAATACAATGCCCAATAAGTTAATTTTGAAAAAACTTCCATCAGATACTATGACTATGGCTCAAATTAAAACTCAAGTACGTAAAATGATTGCCGATGGAACTAAGATTGATATGATTACCTTGGATTATATTGATTGTGTTGTGCCAGAAAACACTAAAAGCGATGAATGGAAAGCTGAGGGTTCTGTTATGCGACATTTCGAAGCTATGTGTCATGAACTTGGAATTGCTGGGTGGACTGCAACTCAAGGCAATCGTTCATCAATTTCTTCAGAAGTTGTTACCACAGACCAAATGGGCGGTTCTATCAAAAAAGCACAGGTAGGTCACGTAATTATTTCTGTGGCAAAAACGCTACAGCAAAAAGAAATGAAACTTGCAACAATCGCAATTACCAAATCCCGCTTGGGCCAGGATGGTGTCATTTTTGAAAACTGTAAGTTTGACAATGAGTTGTTGCTTATTGATACTGAATCTTCAGTTACTTTCTTAGGGTTTGAAGAACAGCAGGAACAACGTAAGAGTGATAGAGTCAAAGAGCTTATGGAAAAACGTAAGGTCAGAGAGCAAACCAGTAGTCCCATCTAATTAAACCATTAAAATTTAAACCTAAAACAAATGAATACAATTGATATTGTTAATTCCACCGAACCACGTTTCGTTATCAAACGAAGTGGTGATAAAGTTCCTTTTGAAGAGGATAAGATAAAAAATGCTATAGTTAATGCGATGCAATCAGTTGACAAGGTAGACCTTGAAATGGCTGAAAGAATTGCTAGGATAACAAAAAAAGGCGTTTTTAGAAATAACAAGATTGGAACTCCCCATGTTGACGAAATTCATGACATGGTGGAAAACAAATTAATGGATAATGGTTTGAATGATGTTGCCAAAGAATATATTATTTATCGTTCAAAACACCAACCTAATATTTTTATGAAGAGAACTAACCTTAAACCATATGAATATCCAGCACTTTTAGAATACGTTGATGCGATACGTCATTCATATTGGGTTCATACTGAGTTTAATTTCACTTCAGATATTCAAGATTTTATGGTTCATCTTGATGAAAAAGAAAAAACGGCAGTGAAACGAGCAATGTTAGCAATTTCTCAAATTGAAATTGCTGTGAAAACTTTTTGGGGAGACATTTATAAAAGATTACCCAAACCAGAAATTGGGAGTGTTGGCGCAACGTTTGCTGAATCTGAAGTAAGACATGCTGATGCATATTCTCACCTGTTGCAGTTGTTGGGTTTTAATAACGAATTCGAAAATTTACTCGAGGTACCGGCAATTCGTAGACGAATTAAATATTTGGAAAAATCAATCTCAAATTCTAAAGCAGTGGAAAACCAAGACTATTTTGAGTCGGTTGTTTTGTTTTCAATGTTTGTTGAAAATGTATCCCTTTTCTCTCAATTTTTAGTTATTATGTCTTTTAACAAACATAAAAATGTTTTAAAAGGAATTAGTAACGCTGTTGAGGCAACATCAAAAGAGGAAAATATCCATGCTGAATTTGGTTTTGATTTGGTAAATCTTATAAAAAAAGAAAACCCAAATTGGTGGACACCCGAACTAGTTGAAGATTTAATTGTAGCAACTAAAGAAGCTTTCGAGGCTGAATCAGAAATTGTTGAATGGATTTTTGAAAAGGGAGATTTAGATTTCTTAACTAAAGCACAAACAATAGAGTTTATCAAACATCGTTTTAATGTTTCTTTAAATTCTATTAATATAGATAACGTTTTTCAAGTTAATGAAAATCTTCTTCTAACAACTGAATGGTTCGATGATGAAATTCTAACCACAAAACATACTGACTTCTTCAACAAACGCAGTATTAATTATAGTAAAAAATCAAAATCTATAACACTCAACGATTTATTTTAATTAAAAAACAGCGACAATAACAATATGGAAAATAAAGAAGCTTTTGACTGGATTAATGATGAGTCAATTACATTCCTTCAAAGAGGATATTTGAGTGAGGGTGAAGAACCAATCGAAAGAATTAAAACAATTGCGGAACATGCAGAAAAACTATTAGGAATTGATGGATTTGCTAAAAAGTTCTATGACTATATGGGAAAAGGATGGTATTCATTATCTTCTCCTGTGTGGGCAAACTTTGGTAAAGTACGTGGATTACCCGTCAGTTGTTTTGGTTCAAATGTTGGTGATAATATTGAGTCAATTTTATACACTCAATCAGAGGTTGGTGAAATGAGTAAAATGGGTGGAGGCACCTCGGGTTATTTTGGTAATATTAGAGGCCGTGGAGCCACAATTACCGACAATGGACATGCTCCAGGTTCCGTGCATTTCATGAATTTATTTCAAAGTGTGGTGGATAATATATCACAGGGTTCAACTCGTAGAGGAAGATTTTCACCTTATCTTCCTGTGGAACATCCAGACATTATGGAGTTTCTAGAGATTGGCACAGAAGGGTTCCCAATTCAAGAATTAACTCATGCTGTAACGGTTACAAACCAATTTATGGAAGAAATGATTGCTGGTGATAAAAAAAAGAGAGCTGTTTGGGCTAAAGTAATACAACGCAGAGGAGAAATTGGTTATCCATATATTATGTTTTCTGACACTATGAATAACAAAGCACCAGAAGTTTATCAGGAAAAGGGCATGAAGATTTATAATTCTAATCTTTGTTCTGAGATTGCGCTACATAACTCTGAAGAAGAGTCTTTTGTTTGTGTTTTATCTTCGATGAATCTTCTTCATTATGAAGAATGGAAAGATACTGACGCAGTCGAAACAATGGTATACTTTCTTGATGCAGTTGTAACAGAATTTATACAAAAAATTGATGCACTTAGACACAATGGAACTCTGGAGGGAAAACGCGCATTTTTTTATTTAGAAAAAGCATACAATTTTGCAACTAGACAACGAGCACTTGGCCTTGGTGTTCTTGGTTGGCACTCTTTGCTGCAATCCAGAGGATTACCTTTTGATAGTAAAGAAACTGCAAGATTAAATGTTGAGGTTTTCAAATTAATAAAAGACAAATCTTATAAAGCGTCGGCAGAGCTCGCTGAAATTTTTGGAGAACCTGAAACTTTAGTTGGTTATGGTCGTAGAAATGTGACCTTAAATGCTATTGCCCCAACAACTTCTTCGGCATTTATTTTAGGTCAAGTTTCTCAATCAATTGAACCAATCTGGTCTAATTGTTATGTAAAAGACGTGGCAAAACTTAAAGTTACGATTAAAAATCCTGTATTAAAAAAGTTTTTGATTGAAATTGGAAAAGACACTAAAGTAACTTGGGACAGTATTAAGAAACATGACGGTTCTGTACAACATCTAGAGTTTTTAA